TTGCCGGCACAGCGCGCTAGAAAGAATCCCTTGGCTTGCTTTTTCAGCACAGCTGGGACAGAAGAAAGTGTGTTGTTCCAGCGCTGGCGAGAGGCGGGCATTCGAGCGATTGACAAAGGCGAACCGTCCACGATGTACATGGCGGAATGGAGCCCAGACCCCAGCCTTGACCCGTTGCATCCTGCGTCTTGGGCGTGGGGCAATCCTGCGCTCGGTTATACGTTGGACATGGACACAATCAGGCAGGAATCAACTAACCCTGATCGCGCGTCATTCTTGCGCGCATCCTTAAACCTTTGGGTAAGTGTTGTGCGCGGATGGATTGAGCCAGGGCGTTGGCCGTCCTTGGAATACCACGGTGAAGTGCCCAGCGGTGGCGTGGTAGCCATCGAATCATCGCTGGACGACTCCCGATACAGCGCAACCAGATGTGTCAACCTGTCTGACGGTCGTGTGCTTGTCACCGTCGCGTTCATTGCCGAGTCAAGTACCGAGCTGTGGGAGAACGTGCAAGAACTTGCCAAAGACCCCACGATTAGGTTTGCCTTGTCGCCGACCGTGGATGCGACCTGCCCACCAAACATCGAGCGCCGCCGAGTTGTCGTGGGTTATGCAGAACTTGGACGGTTTACACCGCTAGCCAAAAACATGATTGCGGAAGCGCGACTGTTACACACAGGAGAAAAACTGTTGGCCGAACACGTCCAAAGAGCGGTTGCGGTACGCACGGATAACACCATAGTTTTGTCCAGTAAGCGGAGTCCAGGGCCCATCGAGTTAGCGCGAACAATGGTCTGGGGTATCGGCATGTGTGCCCGTCCCGTCAACAGCGGAAAGCCCATGCTTGTCGCAGTAAATAACTAAGATGATCGCGGCGACCGCGCACCTTGCCTTTTGTCGGAATCGGATAAGTCATGCGCGGTTGCCACTTATATGACAAAGTAGGAACATGGCGATCTTTAATAAAACCAAGAAGGCAGCAATAAGCCCAGCGCCAAGCAAGGCGGCAGCTGCAGGCGGTTTCGCACCTGGTTACTCATCGTCCAATGTTGGCGTGAACATGATCGGCCAGTACTACACCTACCGCGAAGGCGAAGCACGTAACGCAGCGATCAGCGTTCCAACGATCAACCGTGCGCGCGATCTCATGGCATCGGTTATCGGCTCAATGAACTTGCGCTCATACAACGAGTTTTGGAACGGCGAAGAAATGGAAAAGATTTACATCGCTCCACGTTCATGGTTGCGCCGACCAGACCCAAACGTGTCGTTCCAGTTTCTCATGAGCTGGACTCTTGATGACCTCATGATGTTTGGCAGAGCGTTCTGGTACATCACCTCACGCACCGCCGACGGCTACCCTGCCACTTTTACTCGACTGCCAGCAGGCTCAATTACCACGACTGACATGGCTGGCCCTGTGTGGTTTGCGCCGTCAACACAAGTTTATTTTCAAGGCGGAGAAATTGACCCAGCAAACCTTGTGCAATTCCTATCACCAGCGCAAGGCCTAATCTACTCGGCGCCAGGGGCAATTGAAACCGCGCTCAAACTTGAAGCAGCGCGCAACCGAAACGCATCGTCAAGCATTCCTGCCGGTGTACTTAAGCAGACAGGTGGCGAACCACTTAGCGCGCAAGAACTTGCTGATTTGGCTAGCGCGTTTAACGCCGCTCGAGCAACAAACCAAACCGCTGCGCTTAACGAGTATTTGACATACACGGAAACAAACAGCACACCTGACAAGATGCTGTTAATTGAAGCGTCGCAATATCAGGCGCTCGAAATGTCACGTCTGGCAAATGTTCCCCCATATTTGGTGGGCGTGGCAACTGGCGCATACTCGTATCAATCGTCTCAGCAAGCGCGAGCCGATCTGTATCTGTTTGGCGTAAAACTTTACGCCGACGCAATTGCAGGCGCGCTATCTATGGACAACGTGCTACCGCGCGGAACATATGTTGAGTTTGATGCAGACGAATACCTAGAAGAAAACTTTATGGCCGACACCATGGACCGAGAAGACATAAACATCCAGGAAGACACGCAAGAGGAGTTAGCACGATGATCAAGTTAATTGCAGGAGATTTTCAGTTAGACGCAGCCAAAGGCGACGCACCACGACGCACGATCAGCGGAACAGCCGTTCCCTACAACGTGCCGGCAACGGTTTCGGATGGAACGCAAGTGATTTTTCGTCCAGGCTCATTGCCGGTCGAGGGCAAAGCACCACGTCTTTTTATGTATCACGACGCCAGCATGCCAGTCGGCATTTTGCTGGAGCGTGTGTCAACAGAGGAAGCAATGTTGTTTACTGCAAAGATCAGCGCAACTAGCCTTGGTAACGACGCGCTTATCATGGCCCAAGACGGCACCATTGACCAAGTTTCGGTTGGCGTAAACCCGACCAAGTTCTCATACGACGAAGCGGGCACCATGATCATTGAAGCAGCAGATTGGACAGAGCTGTCGCTCGTTCCGATCGGTGCGTTTGGTGACATGGCCAATATCGCCAGCGTCGCTGCGAGTATCCACCAAGAGCCAGAAGAAGTAGTGTTAAATGAAGAAGTAGTCCCAGAACAGGAGATAGAACCCATGTCAGAAGCAACCGTTCCAGCAGTCGAGGCAACCATCCCAACTGCACCAATTTTTGCACAAGCTAAAAAAGAATTCGTTTTGCCATCCGCTGGCGAATTTATGGCCGCTTATCACATCGGTGGCGACACGTTTAAAAACATGAACGCAGCAGTAGCCGATTACTCAGCATCAAAGCGCACCGCATTACAGGCAGCTGCAGGTGACGTGCTCACGACTGACACACCTGGTCTTTTGCCAGTTCCAGTTCTTGGGCCATTGGTTCAGGACTTGAACTTCTTGCGTCCAGTAGTCGAAGCAGTTGGCGCTCGCGCTTACCCAGATAACGGTCAGCAGAAGACGTTCGTGAGACCTACCATCACGACACACACCTCGGTGGCCAGCGCTTCGGAATTAAGTGCAGTATCTGCAACCACAATGGTTATCGCATCCAACTCGGTTGCAAAGACCACACTTGCTGGTCAAGTGACCTTGTCGGTTCAGGACATTGACTTCACCTCACCTGCAGCGATGCAGTTGATCTTGAATGACCTTATGGGCGAATACATGATTGCATCGGACAACCTTGCAGCAGACAACTTGCTCACCGCAGCAACATCGTCTGGCGTATGGGACGGCACCGTTGCTGACTTGCTGAAGTCGGTTTATGACTCAGCTGTAGACATTTCAAACGGTCGCAACTGGACACCAACCCACATGTTCGTAAGCCCAGACGTATGGGGTCAACTCGGACAACTTGCCGACACAACTGGCCGTCCAGTATTCCCATTCATCGGCGCTGGCCTCACCGGTCAGAACGCACTTGGCAACGCAAGCGCATCATCATGGAACGGCAACCCACTCGGCTTGCAGTTGGTAGTTGACAGCAACTTCGCTGCAAAGACCATGATCATCACCCGTGTTGGTCAAGGCCAAGGCGATGCTTACGAGTTCTACGAATCAATCCGTGGCCTCATGAGCGTTGAACAGCCGTCGGTACTTGGACGCAACATGAGTTTCCATGGCTACGTATCCACGTTCGCTGCGATCTCTGGAATGATCCGCAAGATCACCCAGGCTTAGTCGAGAGCGGGCTAACCGCTCATGGCAACATACACAGTTACCAACAAGTACCTGATTGACAACTTTGCCGTACTGCAACTCCTGACCCCATCGGATATTGCAGTCGGCACTTCAATCGTTGTCGCTGGTGTCGATGCGACCTTTAATGGCTCGTATTCCGTAAGGGCGCTTCCCCAGTATTTGTTCTTGGGCGTTGATACACAGGGCGACCTGCTGTACGACTACCAGGTGCCGATCGCTGATCAGGTGCTTTACGCCAAGACCGCTGACGATGTTGAGCGCGTCGCAGCGTCTGGAACCGTGTCTTATGCGCCAGTTTGCACGTGGGTGACGGCCGCACAGGTTATGTCGTATTTGGGCATCACCATTGCTGACCCGTCTGACGATTACACGTTGCTCACGCAATCTGTATCAGCTGGTAATCAGTTCTGTTATCGCAGGCGTCAGGAATCGGGCTATATCGACTCTCTAACGACCTCTCCGGGCGGTGACGCCACATTGGGCACTTTGATGTATTGCGCCGCTCTATGGCGCTCTAGGGGCTCAATAGAGACAACCTACGCCACGTTTGACGGCATGGGTTCAGCACCACAGCAAAGCCTGACCCCGATCGTTAAGCAGCTCTTAGGTATCCCTCGTCCAGCGGTCGCCTAATGGCATACACAGACTTGTTTAACGAGGCCATTGACGATGTCACGGCAACGCTTACCGCGGTAACAGGTTTGCGCGTAGTAAACGATTCAACAAAAATCGGACCTAATTGCGTGTTCCTTGATGCCCCTAGTTTTGACACATTTGCCGGCAACGGCAACATTGTCCGCATGGAATTCCCAATTAAGGTAATCGGCTCAGGCCCAGCAGGGTTGCCGATACTTCGATCAATTCTCGGCATCGTGGCAACCGTTCTTAGCTCACCAATCATTGTTATGGCTGGCCGTCCTGGCAGCCTTGAGATTGGTGGCGCGCTTTACCCTTGCTATGACCTTGACTGCGCAATACAGGCACAAAAAGCATGAGCTTTGTCATCGCATCCGAAAAGGTCGGCAAGATCGGTGAACCATACACGCCAAAAGACGGCATAAACGTTGACGCACTTTTGGCAGGCGGTTTCATCATAGAAGCATCAACCACAGAAGCGGAAAAACCTGCTAAAACTAAACCTAAGAAAGCATCCAAGGAGTAACCATGGCAACTAGCACCTATCTCTCAAACCCAGTCGTAACCGTGAACAGCGTTGACCTCAGCGATCAATGCACAGGCGCAACCGTCAACATCAACGTTGATCAGCTCGAAGCAACCGCATTCGGAGACACCGCTCGCAAATACGTTGCAGGCCTCGGCTCAAGTTCAATCACACTTGACTTCTATGCCAGTTTTGCCGCCTCAGAAACTTGGGCCAGTTTAAATGCCCTAGTCGGCACAAGCACGACCGTCATCGTTCAACCAGCTACTGGTGCAGAATCTGCAACCAATCCAAAGATGACCCTCACGGGCACATTCTTGGCCACGTTGCCAGTTGTCAACTCGCTTGGTGCTCTTGGCACAATTAGCGTTACGTTCAACGGCGGCGTTTACTCAACAGACGTCACCCCATAATCTGACCGCGCACCGGTCCGACACGAAAGCGAGACAAGATGAAACTGCACCTTAAAGTGACAGAAGAAGGTAAAGACCCATACGAAGTGACGACCAACCTCGTCACACTTGTTGCATGGGAAAGGCGCTTCAAACGCAAAGCATCAGACATGGCAAACGGCATTGGTGTTGAAGACCTTGCGTTTTTAGCGTGGGAAGCATCAAAGCAAGCAAAGATTGTTGTGCCAGGAGAGTTTGACAAATACATTGCCAAGCTTGAATCGGTAGAAGTGATTGCAGAGGAACTGGAAAACCCTACCCACGCGGAACTCACAGAAGGCTCCTAGCAGAACTGCTAGTTGCCATTTCGTGGGCTCCGCGCTTTTACGAGGAAGAGTTTGACACCGCCGACTTACTTACTGTCACTACTGTGTTAGAGGAGAAGAACAGGAACAAGTGACATGGCAAAAACAGGTATTCAGGTTTATGGGGTTAAAGAAGACCTCAAAAGGCTGAACAAACTTGCCCCAGATTTGCGTAAGCAAATACTGCAAGATGCCAAAGCCATCGTTGAGCCTGTCGTTCGCACAGCTGCAGGCGCTTACCCTGACCGATACCTGTCTGGCATGTCTCGAGCCTGGACTCAAGGCACAGCCAAAAAGTTTCCTTACGACAAAACAAAAGCCGTCAAAGGAATACAAGTCAAAGTTGACACGCGCAAAAAATCGCAATCAACAATCACGATTATTCAGAAAAACCCTGCAGCAACAATCATTGATATGGCAGGCAAAAAGGGCGGCAAAACCCCAGCAGGCAAAAACATGATCGCTGGATTAACAATGCATTTTGGTGGGCCTAGTCGAGTGATGTGGCCGTCCTACGATCTCAACGCTGATCAAGTAAACCAAAACATGGTGGAACTCGTTGACACAATCACAGACCAAATCAACGTGGCGTTAAGCAGGAGCAACCTCTAATGGCTATTCGCATTCCCATCATCACAGAACTTGACCCAAAGGGACTTGAAAAAACTTTTGAGCAGTTTAAAAAATTAGAGACCAATTCCCAGCGCGCGGCGTTCGCTGTCAACAAAGCATTCTTGCCGGCTACGGCGGCGCTTGCTGCTTTGGGTGCTGGTTTGGTTATTACGGCAAAGGCGGCTGCGGCTGATCAGGCTGCACAGGCTCAACTTGCACGTCAGTTGCGGGCAACGACTGGTGCAACTGATGAACAGATTAAAGCCAATGAAGAGTTTGTTAGTTCTTTGTCTATGGCGGCAGCGGTTGCAGATGATGAACTGCGTCCAGCGCTCGCCAGCCTGGTCCGTGGTACGGGTGATCTAGCAACGGCACAGGATGCGCTGAAAACCGTACTTGACGTAAGTGCGGCGACTGGTAAGTCAGTCCAAGAGGTAGCGGACGCGGTCAGCAAAGCGTATGGCGGAAATACAAAAGCGATTAAGGCTTTGTCACCAGAGTTGTTTTCGCTAATTAAAGACGGCGCAAGTGTTGATGAGGTAATGAAGTCACTTGCCAACACGTTTGGCGGGTCGGCAACAACTGCTGCAAACTCCGCGGAAGGTCAATTTAAAAAGTTTGGCATTGCCATGGACGAATTAAAAGAATCCATCGGAACTGCTTTGCTACCAATAGCAACAAAATTCATTGGCTTTTTGACCGACCTTGCAAATTGGGCATCCAAAAACACTTACCTGATTGTTGGAATTGGAACCGCCATTGGTTTAATTGCCACAGCCGTGATTGGAGTAAACGCCGCATTTAAGATTTATCGAGCCGCTGCGCTTTTAACTCAGGGCGTAAACTTCTTGCTGGCGACATCATTTACCGCCGTTCAGGTCTCTACGGTTGTAGGAATTGCAACCGCTGTTGCCGCCGCCGCCGCGCTTGCCGTATACGTCACAAAAATTAAAGGCATTCAAGCACAGCTTGGAGCGCCAACAGAACAAGGTTTCATTGGCCCACAGTTGACGCAAGAACAATATGACGCAATGGACAAAGCGTTCAAAGCAACACAAAAACTTGGTGGCGGTGTTGACACCATGAAACAAAAGATTGAAGCCGCAAGAAAAGAACTTGCCGACCAATTTTCTAAAGCATTAGATTTTGCTACAGACAAACTTGAAAAAGCCCGAAAAGCCTATGAAGATTTTGCAGGCACAGTTTCAAGTTCTTTAACAGGAGAATTTTCTGTTTCTGATGCTGCAAACGCAGCCAAAGAAGCCGGCACAAGCATTCTTGATCAGCTCAACCAGCAAGCCGCTGGAGCCAAACAATTCGGCAAACAAGTTGAGCAACTGCTCAGCCTGGGCATATCCGAAAACGCTTTAAAGCGCGTCCTAGAGGCTGGACAAGAGGCTGGTAGCGCAATTGCCACAGAACTCATCCAAGGCGGCTCAGAAGCCATTACAGGCCCCAATGGCATTAACCAGTTAGTAAGCGACCTGAACTTTGTTGCTGATGCCCTTGGCATTTTGGCAGCTGATCAGTTTTATGCGTCAGGTGTCAAACAGGGTGAAGCATTGGTACAAGGCATCTCAGACGCTATTGCCAAGGCTCAACTAAAACTTAAAAACCCG